AACGACAAGATGGTGCGCGTGAACGCGGTTGCAGATTTATTTAGCAGTGGTAAAGTCTGGGCACCCGACACACGCTGGGCACGAGAAGTGATTGAAGAGATGGCCGCGTTCCCAGTTGGGGAGCACGACGACTACGTGGACACGACAACACAGGCGCTGCTGCGCTTTAGGCAAGGCGGCTTTATTGCTTTAGACACGGACGAGAAAGATGACCTTGCGATCTTTCACCGCCGGAAACACGAATACTACTAGGAACACACATGGCAACTAACATCGACAAAGCTCTGTACCAACAACCCATGGGCATCGACGCGCTGGGCGAACAGGAATCTCCTCTTGAGATTGAAATTGTTGATCCAGAAGAAGTCACCATCGGTATGGATGGCATTGAGATCACCCTCACGCCCGGAGAAGATGACGGCGAAGAAGGTTTTGACGATAACTTGGCCGAGTACATAAAAGATGGCGCGTTGCAGTCCTTGGCTGGTGACTTGGTGTCTGACATCGACAACGATAAGAATGGCCGCAAGGATTGGGAAAAGACTTACGTTGATGGTTTGAAGCTGCTCGGCTTACAGATAGAGGAGCGCACAGAACCTTGGAACGGCGCATGCGGTGTGTTCCACCCCATGATTACAGAAGCGGTTGTGCGCTTCCAAGCAGAGACAATTACTGAGACGTTCCCAGCCCAAGGGCCTGTGCGTAGCAAACTCATCGGCAAAGAAACGCCAGAGATGAAAGAAGTTGCGTCTAACGTTGAAGACGATATGAACTACGAGTTGACGGAAGTCATGACGGAGTACCGCGCTGAACACGAGCGCATGCTCTGGTCACTGCCAGCCACAGGCTCAGCGTTTAAGAAGGTCTACTATGATCCCAATTTGGGACGTCAAGTGTCTATGTTTATTCCTGCGGAAGATATGTATCTGCCGTACGGAACAACGGATTTGGATACTTGCTACCGCATCACGCACGTCATGCGCAAGACCAAGAACGAGATTGTCAAGCTTCAGCAAGCAGGCTTTTATATTGACGTTGATTTGCCTGACGCGCCTAGAGACTTGACAGACATCCAGAAAGCCAAGGACAAAGAGACTGGCTTTAGTGACTTGAATGACGACCGCTACACCCTGTATGAGTGCCATGTAGATTTGAACCTTGAAGGTTACGAAGACAAAGACGACTCTGGCGAAGAGACCGGCATCATGTTGCCGTACGTTGTCACGTTGATTAAAGGCTCTAACGACATTCTGTCAATTCGCCGCAACTGGAAGGAAGAAGATGACCTCAGACTCAAGCGCCAGCACTTCGTTCACTACCAATATATCCCGGGTTTTGGAGCTTACGGCTTCGGGCTTTTCCACCTTATCGGGGGCTTTGCTAAATCCGCTACATCCCTCATGCGACAACTTGTCGATGCAGGAACGCTTGCCAATTTGCCCGGCGGACTCAAGACACGTGGATTGCGAATCAAGGGCGACGACACACCAATCGCACCCGGAGAGTTCCGTGACGTAGACGTTGGTTCGGGTACGATCCGCGACAACATCTTGCCGCTGCCATACAAAGAGCCAAGCGCTACGCTGTTTAACTTGATGCAGACCATCGTTGATGAAGGCCGTCGCTTTGCTGCGACTGCTGACATGAAGGTGTCTGACATGTCTGCGCAGGCTCCCGTTGGTACAACGCTGGCGTTGCTGGAGCGTCAACTGAAGGTGATGACTGCGGTGCAGGCTCGTGTGCACTTTGCCCTGAAGCAAGAGTTCAAGCTCTTGAAGAACATCATCCGCGACTACACAGACGCTGACTACACATACACACCCGAGTACGGTACTCGCAAAGCTAAGAAAGCCGACTATGACTTGGTGGACGTTATCCCCGTGTCAGACCCCAACGCTGCGACCATGTCTCAGCGCGTTATCCAGTATCAAGCCGTCATTCAGATGGCGCAGATGGCTCCGGACATCTACAACTTGCCAGAACTGCATCGCGGCATGTTGAACGTGTTGGGTATCAAGAACGCAGAAAAGCTCGTACCAATTGAAGACGATCAGAAACCAACCGATCCAGTGCAGGAGAACCAGAATGCACTCAAAGGCAAACCGCTTAAAGCGTTCTTACATCAAGACCATCAGTCACATATCCAAGTGCACATGATGCTGATGCAAGACCCGATGATTCAGCAGTTCATTGGTCAGAACCCACAGGCTCCCAAGATCATGGGCGCAATCACTGCGCACATTGCAGAGCACGTTGGTTACCAGATGCGCCAGCAGATCGAGCAGCAGTTGGGTATGCCACTGCCTCCCGAAGACGAGAAGTTGCCACCACAGATTGAGATTGCGTTGTCGGGCATGATGGCTCAAGCGGCTCAGCAAGTGTTGATGCAAAACCAAGCCAAGGCTGCTCAGATGCAAGCACAGCAACAGATGCAAGACCCAGTCATGCAGTTGCAGATGCAGGAACTCCAACTCAAAGGCCAAGAGCTAGAGTTGAAGAAACAAAAGATCATGATGGACGCTGCTGGCAAAGCCGACGCACAGGCTTTGAGAGAGCAAGAAGTCAGCGGCAAACTGGAGTTGGAAGCTCTTCGCACAGGCGCGCAAATTAAAGAGAGCGAATTCAAACAACAGTTTGAACAAGAACGTGCTGGCATCCAAATTGGTGCTGACATCGCAAAGAGTAAAGCCCAGATGGAGTTACAAGCGCGTACTACTGCGCTCTCAAATAGTAGGAACCAGAGTGAGCCTAAATCATGATCCAAGACTTCGTACGCGTATTACGTGAAAAATTACGCACTGACATGAACAACTATGCTGATGACTTGGCTGGGGGTTCATGCCGTACTTTTGAAGAGTACCAAAAACTTTGTGGGGTTATTCAGGGTCTAGCCCTCGCAGAGCGTTATCTAATTGACCTTGCACAGAAAGTTGAAGAATCTAATGAGTGATCTTGATCTCTCCCCCGGTGCTTTTGCACTGCCTGAACCCATCCAATCTTTGGATGCACCCGAGCCTGATGCTTCAGACGAAATGAAAGCTACGCAACTTCCCACCCCAACAGGTTGGAAGATTCTTTGCGCTGTGCCAGATGTCGACGAGAAGATTGCAGGGTCAAACCTGTATAAACCAATTGAGTTTATGCGCCAAGAAGAAACAGCAACCACTGTGTTGTTTGTTTTGAAAGTAGGCCCTGATGCGTATAACGACACCGTTAAGTTTCCCAACGGAGCATGGTGTAAAGAGGGCGACTTCGTGTTAGTACGTACTTACTCCGGCACAAGATTCAAGATCTTTGGCAAGGAGTTCCGTCTCATCAACGACGACCAAGTTGATGCTGTTGTGCAAGACCCCCGCGGCTTAACCCGCGCTTGAAAGGAAGAATATGGCTGAACCGTACAAGTTCCCCGACGAAGTCGAAGACAAGAAGACCAACGAGGTTGAGTTTGAGATTGAAGGGGCTGATGAAGTAGAGATTGAAATTGAAGATGACACGCCTGAGCGCGACAGAGGCCGCAAGCCCCTAGACCGTGAAGTGCTTGATCCAACCGATGAAGAGATCGAGTCCTATTCTGACAAAGTCAAGGGACGCATTAAAGAGTTGACCCACGCCCGTCACGACGAGCGCCGTGTCAAAGAAGCAACAATGCGTGAGAAGCAAGAGCTCGAGCGTCTTGCACAGCAGTTGATTGAGGAGAACAAACGCCTCAAGCAAAACGTTTACACAGGACAAGAAGCCATCATTGAGGGCGCTAAGTCAAAAGCCGATACTGAGTTGGCTATGGCAAGGCGTAAACTCAAGGAAGCCCAAGAGTCCTATGACACGGATGCCATCATCGAAGCCCAAGAAGCTGTGATGGACGCAAAGATTCGTGCAGAACAAGTAAAAAATTATCGCCCCACCCCTTTACAGGAAGATAATTTTGAGGTACAAACGCAACAAGCCCAACCTTCAAGGGCTGAACCGGACGAAAAAACTCTGCGCTGGCAGGCAAAAAACCAGTGGTTCGGACAGCAAGGGTTTGAGGAATACACCAGCTACGCACTAGGGCTGCATCAAAAGCTAGTCACAAACGGAGTGGATCCCCGCTCTGCTGAATATTTCGACCAAATTGATGGTCGCATGAGGTCAACGTTTCCTGATTTATTCGGGCAGACAAATGACAAGCCAAGGTCTGGTGAGGTTCAAAAACGACCTACGACAGTGGTTGCCTCTGTATCTCGTTCTACGAGTGCAGGAAAAATTAAGCTGACTCAAACGCAAGTGGCGTTAGCTAGAAAATTTGGTTTAACCCCGCAGCAGTACGCTGCACAAGTAGCAAAGTTGGAGAACTGAAATGGCTGAAACAATTGACCGCTCAAATCGTGACAATAAGTCGCGCGATAAATCTGCTCGTACGGTATACGTACCCCCGAGCAACCTGCCCGATCCGACACCTGATCCAGATTACACGTTTCGCTGGGTAGCGACTCATGTGCTAGGTCAGCCATTAGCCAACAACGTGTCTTTACAGATGCGCGATGGCTATGAGCCGGTGAAAGCAGTGGATCATCCGGAATTGGCTTTGTTTGGCAACAACGCAAACGGCAATGTGGAAATTGGTGGGCTGATGCTTTGCAAAGCCCCCAAGGAACGCGTTGAGGCTCGCGCTGAGTATTACAACAAGCAAGCTCAAGCCCAGATAGATTCAGTTGATAATCATTTCATGCGAAATAATGACCCTCGGATGCCCTTGTTTGCTGACCGCAAGTCAACAACAAGTCGCGGAACAGGATTTGGTTCTGGTTCTAAATAATTTATAGGAGTCTTTATGGCTTATCC